TCATGAAACGAAGTTGTTTCATCGTAGTATACGATACCAGCGACTCCTCCTGAGCAGCCGTGTTTAGCAATGTCTGCAATCAAACCTATGTCCTGCTTCTCGTACTCCACGAGGCATTCGGTGATGCTTGGCATCAGATACCATTCCTTCAGCTCATCAGTCATCCTTCACCTCCGAGTCTTTCCACGTGTTACCGTTTGCAATGCAGCGCGTGCCCCGGTCACCGGTCAGTGCGTATACTTTGCCTTCTTCAGGTTTGTCTTCCTTGGGCTTTGACTCATCTTTGATATACTCTTGATCATAATAATTGTTCATCTGCTGTATTAGTTTTTTACTTATCATGTAGTTCTCCTTTGGTTAAACACCATCAGGTGGAACAAGACACTTGCGCGGCCATGGCATAACAGTCTCACCTGAAGGTGCGATGTATATATAAGACACGATGGGATACCTGTCAACCCCTTTCTTTTATTTTTTTTAATCTTTCTTCAAACGACCATACCTTTTCCTTTGGAAGTTCTTTTACCACATCGGTTACCAGCTTGGTGAGCTCAGTCACCTGCTGCTGGAGTCCGTCTAACTTAGTGTTATATAAACGAGCTTTGTTCTCTCCTCGAACGAGATCGAGGGCATCAAAATCTATTGCCATATCCTTCCTTTCTATTATATAATTTATTTATTAATTTATTTATACGAACATCTCTTTTACCCCTTGCTCCTATAGGATAGGTCTTCATTGATTGAAGTCTATTTATTTTATCTAAATTATTTGATCTTATCTTTCGAAACATCTTTTCATCCTTTGTTTAGTCTGACCATACGACATCATGGGATACTCGTCAAGCAAAAGTTTCTCCTGATTCCAGTCTGCACCCCCCTGAAGCTCACCCTGCAGGGACGTCACCGTTGGCCAGTAAACGAGAACGAGGTTTATCCATTACCGAGAACGAGAAACGAGAGCTTCACCTGGATCCTGAAGGATGCGTACCAGCTGCTCTGGCGGGACCAGTGTAGTTAAGTTTAACGAGAACGAGCGAGGTTTGTCAACGAGAAACGAGACCTGAGCTGTACCACCTGCTGCTGGTCCCCAGGCCACTGATCAAACAAAGAGGGAAAAGATCAGTGGCCAGGGCACGAGAACGAGGATCACGCTGCATCAGGCTGCCGTCCCAGCTCCTGCAGCATCCTGCGCTGGACCAGTGGCCATTGTAACGGGAACGAGAACGAGGCAAACGGCACGAGGGAACGAGGATCAGTGAAAACGGACACCGGTCTGTAGAGTTTAAGAGACTTCTGCAAGAGTGTCTCATCCAAGATAATAACTTTACCACCAGCCATTATATATTTATTGATCCAAACAACTTGCCACTTATTAAGCTTCGGATAACTTAATGAATCTGATTTTAATTCCATCCAAAAAACTTCATTGCCCATGACTGCGTGAATATCTGGAATACCGTTGATTGTACTGGATTCTATGCGCGTTAAGAAGCAATCAGTAAGTCCTTTTTTTACCTTTTGCCATAGTCTAGATTCCCCGTTTTTATTAGACATGATTGAGTAAGTTATTTATAGTTTAATTTTCCTAATTGATTTAATCACTGCTGTTGGAATAATAGTTGTTGCACCAATATTGTCAAACGTTGGTTTATCTTTAGACTTAATGTAGTCACTAAATATCCTTGTAATACCATTTTTTTGACTTAACAAATAACCTTTTGAGACACATACAGGTAGTTGTTCTTTGTTTAAATCCTTTGTGTTAGACCAGCCGGCATCACCTTCGATATCACACCACTCAATTTCTACAAATGGATAGTCGTCAATAACATTTCCGAGATTTTTAAAATCAAAGTTAAGTATTTTTGATTGTTGTCGTTTCTTTCTAGTCATCAATCTCTACCTTAATTTTACCAATTGAAGTGGTGATGGTGGAGTTATGTACTTGGTTAAAAGCATCTAACCATTCAGTCCAACTAGCCTTTTTCAATTGCTGTAACGTCTTCGGACTCAACTTCAATCGTTTTGGCATTGAAGCCATCGATTTTGTTTGATAGTTCCTGTAACTTTTTCTCAAGTTGCTCACGTGACATACCCTCCAGACCACTAACAGTTACTTCTTTACGATCAACATATGCTCCAGCCAATTGACCAGATCTATATTCAGCATTGATAGCAGCAGCGAATTGTTTTTCTTTCTCTGCTTTGTCAGCAATTCTTTCTAACCTTTTATATCTTCTAAGGTTGTCACTTTCATATTTCTTTTTTTCAAGATCAAATAATTTATCAAAATAATTTGCAATATGGGGGCTGTGTTTTCTAGACAACATTCTAGATGCAACAGATCCATAATCTTTTTCGTTAGTACACACATAGCCTGCACGTTTTAGAGCTTCAGCTTGTGTAATAGAACCCCAATCTTTAACGTATATTTCCACAAACATTTTTTGTTTGGGAGTTAAATCTAATTCAGTTCTTAATGATTTTTTTTTAAGTCCACCAGGCATTATCTTCCTTTAGGTTTGTTATAAAAATCAGATGGTTTTTTACCACCTCTTGGAAAGGCTTTTCTCTTAATCTCCCATTTTATATCAGCTTTAGCTGTATCTCTAGATACGCTTGATTCTCTCATAATATCTTTAGTTTTTTTCCCACCAGCTTTAAAATAGTTTTTACCAGTAGTAAACAAATGAGAACCCAACATTCCTAAAGCTTTAAATCTTTTATACATTTATAGATCCTCCCTTATTTTCTTTTCTTACTTCTCTAGTTAATTTTCTATCCACTTTCAACCTTTTTAATGCACTCTTGGGTACAATAATTCTACCGAGTCTTCCCTGCCTTTGGGATGGAGATGAAAACGGATTTCTTTTAGGCGCAAATTTTTCAAACAATCTTCTACCAACAGCAGTTTCTCTAGCTGTTAGTTTACCTCTTAACATTAATCTATCTTTCTTAGGAACAGTTTTAACTCCCCAGGTTGCAGTTGGGTCTGTGTTTGATTTAGCAAAACTTTTAGCAGCTTCAACCCTTAATTTATCTGCCTTTTTTGTCTTAGCTCTTTCAAAGAAATATCTTCCCTGGTATTTTTTATTAAGTTTATTATTTACATCAGATGCAAAGTCTTTTTTTTTACTTGTGCCTCTAAGCACATTAACACCATATTTAAGCAGTAATAATTTTTTATACATAATTTTCTACTATATAGATATTTCAGAGTAATGACTACAACCCTACAATCAACTGTTTGCGTTCCAGCAAGAGTGGTGTATCCAAGATACACCATAGATACACCATAGATACACCACTAAAATTGATTAAAACCATTGATACAATTGATTAATAGAACATTAGATACACCAGATACACCTCTTTTACCCCCTGAGCACTTTTCTTTTTCAATCACTCTAGATAATCTATATAGTAGAAATTTTACATTTGCCCGGTGGCCGGTATTATGTTACAGTTGACCTGTGTTATTTAACACTTATAAACTTTGGTTAATGACTTCGGGGGGTTTAACATTAATTGCTCTCTGGTTTTTCCCCCCAGGAGTTAGATTCATTCGTCCCCCATGACTAGTCCTCTAATCTTTTTAAATTCTCTTTTAAAATAAGTTTTTTAATAATTCTTCTCTCCTCTTTACTCCCACATTCTCGATACCTCTTATATAAATCTCGATAACGGATCCAGGATACCTGCAGCTTCGTAAAATGTATTTTACCTGTATCTACCATTTTCATGTACTCACTTCTTACAAAATCAGGGTCCATGTCAGCACCCCAACAAATATCTTGAAATTCTATACTATTACTTACAAACCATTTATGAGAATCATGCTTATAGTACGTTTCTCTTTTAAATCCAGATGGGTTAACAGCATCTTCTAGTGCCTGCACCAGGATAGCCTGAAACAATCGTTGTTCTGCATAGGCTTTGGGTTTTACAATTTCCAAAGACAATTTAATGCCCAAATATTTTAGTAAGCTCGGAGCACAAGTCATAGGCTTTCTTCTTATCCATTAAAAACGTTTTAGATTTTTTATTTCTTGAAACCCTAATAGATCTCTTCTCGTACACTTTGAAATACAAATGCCACATACGTCCAAGATAATCCATCCGGTGTTCACCAGACATAATTTCCATCAGTATTATAGATTCTTTAATTAATCTTTTTTGAGTAGTATCCATTTGCATAACCACGATGCGGGAAAAGATATGGATGTAGTAATGACATCGTGGTTAAGCATTTTTAACAACCAGGCTAATGCCTTTAGCTTTCGCTGCAGCTTTACGTCCTGATCGCCATCTATCCTCGATTTTGTCGAGAAAAGAAAGACTGAAATTTCCTAAACCAAAGTCATTTCCACAATACAACTGAAACATTAAACTTGTTAACTCATC